TTACCTTTAGCGAGTCTAAAAATACCACCCTCAGATCTATTGTATTTTAAATCTACAAAGTCATAAAGTTTTCTTGTGTTATCATTAGTGTGTTTCACTCCAGTTAGCTCCTATGTTGTATTCACCATCCAAAGGACAGTTCATGTTAAAAGATTCTCCTGCTTCTATTATAGATTGAACACCCATAGCACCAATTAATGCTGCTTTGTCTTTAGGTACTTCCATCTGCCATTCATCGTGGATATTTGCAACAAACTTATAATCTAGTTTTGCTTCTCTAAGATGCTTATCAAATATTATTAACGCTTTCTTCATAACCACAGCTCCTGCTCCTTGCAATAAGCTATTTAAAGAAGCGTGTTGGTTTCGTATAAATATCTTACGACCATCTAGCCCTTTGATGTGTCCTTTTGCTGCTGCTCTCGTAACTCTATCTCTAAGAGATTTAAATGATGGTTGATTATCAAAGAAATATTGTCGAGATCTTTTACCATCTGTTTTAGTTCCTCCAACCACGCTTCCAAGTTTTTTATCTCCTGCTCCGTACATGAGGGCATAGATGAATGTCTTAGCCTGATCTCTTGATTTAAGTCTAGCAAGTTTTTGATTAGAGGTGTGTATATCTCCGTTAATGATTTCATTTGTGTACTCCTTGTCTTTCATGTAGTGTGCTAACATTCTTATTTCTAAACCAGACGCATCTATACCTAAAAGAACATTACCTTTATCGACAGTCCAACATTCTCTGCAGTCTTTACCATAAGGCTTACGAGTGCTTGGTATCTGCCCGGTGTTGGGGTTATAATGCGTCATGCGCCCTGTAATAGCTCCGTTTGAAATAACATTGCCGTGTATTTTAGCTTTGTTTAAATCTAAATTACTTCGCATGGTTTTGTCTTCATAAAATAATAGAACACCATCTATATATAAATGCTCTAGCCAAGACTGTATTTGAGCTATACGTTTTTGAAGCAATAGAAACTCTGCAATGAGTTTAGCTTCGGGTATGTGCTTAACTTTTTCTAGTGTTACCTCGTCTACAATAGGCTGTCCTGTTGGAGTAAATCTATTAGGCTTCCAACCAAACTCTATTAAGTATTCACCAATTTGTTTTCTTGATCCTACGTTGAACTCAGTAATCAATGTTCTTTTAAGGGAAGTAACACAACCTGTTTTAACTACTTCTTTTTCTTCATCCGATAAATTAGTTTTCTTTTTAGTGAAGTGATTGTATCCTGTTTTTTTAGAATAACTTCCATCTTTTAACTGATTCTCTTTTGCATTAAGTAAAATAACATGCTCTGTTTCTCTAGGTTTGAATGTCTTCTTAACTTCCTCTTCTACTTCTGCTTTTCTTTGAGTAAGTTTAGCCAATAGAATACTTGCTTTTTTATAATCAAAAGCAAATCCATTTTCTATTTGCTTGCTTATTATATTTCTTGTGTGATGTTCGATATGGATAGACTGCTGTGAGAAATCTTTATTCTCTTCTTTAAGAATGTCATATACTTTCTTGTTTATTCTAACATCTTTAATACAGTAATCTAGCATAGCTTGAGAGAACTGTGAGAAATCTTCATGGTCATCTTTAGAAAAATCTATCTTTCCTCCCCATGCTTTTAAGCTGTGTCCTTTATCTCTGGTAGGGTTGAATAACTGTGACATCGTTAGAGTATCTATTATCTTACAATGTGTATATAAATCTACACCACATATCTTTTTAATTGCAGGTATATCAAACCCTATTATATTATGACCAATTAAAACATCTGCAGATTTTAAAAGCTCAACGCCTTCTTTAATTTCATCTGGCTTGAACGTATATAACCTGTCCTCTTCATCCAAAGCAACAATACACCATGTAGTAGTTAATTGAGGTATAATGCCCTCTACCCATTTTCCTTTATCTTCATCGTAGAATCTTTTTCTAGCCTCTCGAAGAAGACCATTTGTTTCTATATCAAATATTAATTTCATTAGAAGTCCACCTCGCTGTCATCTATACGCAACTGGAACTCGTTGTACTCTTCAGATAACCTTCCTGTCTTAGGATCATACACAAGGGAAGTGGCCATACCTACATCGCCTGTGTACCTGGATTTAAGTACTCGGAGTTTAGTGGTTCGAGATTCTAACTCGTCTTCGGATTGTTGGTTTCGTTCTAAGGCTATTACACAGTCAGATAGCTGTGCGATTGCTTGGCTTCCTCTAAGATGGGATAGGTTAACTTCAACACCATTTTCATGTCCTCGATTACCTTCTACTCTACGAAGATGGGATACTAAAATTACTCCTGCTCCTGTTTCTTCTACCATGCTTCTAAGTCTAGTCATTATATTATCAATGGCGCGTCTTTCGTCACCTTCTGCAAGAGAACTCACAAGCATATGTAAGTGATCTACTATTACCCATTTACAATCACAGCCTATAATTAAATACCGAAGCTTATTAAAGATTGCTTCTATATCGTTAGTGCCGAAGTGAGCATGGATAAAAACATTATCGTTACTAAATACTTTCTGATACTTCTCTGCTAAAAATTCTTCGGATTGTTCTTCCCTTATATGATCTATATATAAGCGTGAGTTAGTTTCAATAGATAATATTCCATCTACTGTGCGCTTCCAATCTTCTTCCAGAGCTATGATACCTACGTTATCCTCCGTAGTATTTACAATCCAATGTTCAAGCTCTCTTGTTATAGAACTTTTACCTAGACCTGTACCACCTGTTAGAGTAACAAGCTCCCCTTGCCTCATACCATATAATTTTTTATTAAGACCTTTCCAAGGATAAGGAACGCTATCTTTTTTATCTCTGTTTAAAAACTCATGTTGTTTTTCAGATACTCTAATGATCCCGGTTGGTGTATATACTTTAGAATCCCACCAACATTTAGTAAAATTTAAATGCTTATTCTTTTTAAGCATATCGTTGGGATCTTTATATCCAGTAGGTAGTGTATATATCTTAGCCTTACCAGGTTTTAAAAGCCTTGCAACTTTATGTGCTGCTTCTTTACCTTGCTTATCAGAATCAAAACAAAGCACCACGTTCTCAAAGCTTTCTACATATTCTAAGTTTTCTTTTATGTCACCGACTGCGCCACTAGATCCATTTTTTACAGAGATCACAGCCCATTTACTACCTAGTAATTCATAAGCTGCCATTGCATCACACTCTCCTTCTGTGATTGTAATGTATTTACCACCTTCTTTAAAAAGATTCTGTCCGAATAACTGTGTGTCTTTCGGTGAACCCTTCCAATAGAAATTTTTCTTTATGGTTTCTCTAACTTTATATGCTGTGCGTTCTGTGTCGATAGTGTATGGATAGTGGTGTTTTGCTATGACTCCCTTACTATCATAAGAGATTCTAACTCCATATTTCTTAGCGGTTTCTAAGGATATTTGTCTGTCTGATAAAGGAGCATAGACTCCTTCTTGTTGTGTTTCGTTTTGAATTATCGTGATCTCGTCTGACTCTATAAAGTTTTCTTTCTTACGTTTAGATACGAACTCTTCACAACTAAAGCATTTTGTTGAACCATCCTCATTTATTGAAAGAGCATCGCTGCTTCCACAATCAGGACAAGGCTGATGCTTCTTTATAAACTTAGGTTTTATCTCGTTCATTTACATCTCCTTATAAAAAACCAGACACCTCTGTATTAGCAAGTGTCTGGGTTGATATACTACATTTAATTGTTAGACTTTACTACTTCGGGTGACTCTTCTTCCTCCTCTGGAGTGGTATTGTCTATGCTTGAATTAACAATTGAAACAATCTTGTTTGAAAAGAAATTAATTCCTGCTTGTATCTCTTCTAAGTCAAGGGTTGTACTAGCTTTCTTTTGAGTCAATCGTTGTATCCTACCAAAGATTCCTTGTGCTTCTTCTGGTAAATCCTCTACTGAAATCTGCACATCATCAATAGTAATGTATGGTTTTACTTCTTCTTCGACCATGCTTAAAACTCCTCTGAATCTGAGATAGATTCAAACTCGTCACCATCACCTGCTTTGTAAGATTTTAAATCTACAACTTGCATGCCTTGAAAGTCCAACCCTTTGAACTCGCCATACTTATTACTGACTTCCCATTCATTAAATTGAACTCTGACTTGAGAGCCGTTCCCTACCAGGACATCATCATCTAGTGGGTTCTTCTCCATATCAACAAGTTTAGGTGCTTTCCGTACCATACCATTAGGGCCATTGACTTTACGCTTTATAGTTAAAGCCTTACCAATAACCTCGTCATTAACAACTAAGGTTTTGACTTTAAAACCTCTGCCTTCATACTTAGCTGCTACCTCCTCATCAACTACTAAGTCTACTGTGTAGACAGGTTCGAATTTGAGATTAGGATTTCTAACACTAGCCCAATAAGCTAGTCCACTTTCTATTGCCATAATCAAGTCCTCTTCGTTGGCGGTTAAAAATTAATAGTGGTTTCTCTTCACTAGACCACTAGCTAGTCTGTTACCAGTTAATATTATTTGATTAATAAGGAGATAAAGAGGGTAAATAATATTAAAAAGAACTACTTCTGCTGTGTGCAGAGTATAGCACCTCCTCACCATCTGTGCAACCTCTTTATGTAACACTCAAACTAAAAGACATTTCGCAATTAGACTGTATAGAATCTTTAGATACAAACTCTAAGTTAGATACATACTTTCTAACAGCACCTGTCAATCTCGATGGCGCATTATTAGAAACAACATCTGAAATATCTGCTGCTCCTTCTATATTAACATCAAATAATACAGAGATATTATAATGTCCTTTTCTTTTAGTCCTATCAACAGCGCGTTGTATTACTCTGGTGCTGTTCTGTTTGCCAGGATTTAAAGAATAAGAACACTCCTCAGTAGGATAAGATTCAATGGTTGTGTTTGGTTTTTCGTCAGGTGTTGGGGATTCTATTACCTCTCTGACTTTAGGTGCTTCTACTAAGTCTTCCTTGACATTAGTAAGACCATCTTGAATGGCTATGATTTCATTCAGTAAGAACTCAAACTTATCTTGAAAGTATTTATCGTTCTCTTGACTTAAATTAGATATGGTAATTAAACGCTCCATATCTTTATTAAGACTATCAATAAATTCTTGTATGCTTTTCTTGGACATACTAACTTCATACTCAATAAACCTTTTAGTATCTTCGATAGAATCTCTAGCACTATCAAACTCTGTCCTGGATATAGAGCTTACTGATTCAGTTCTTAATTTTATTATATCTTTTTTAAGATCCTGTAAAGTATTGTTTAGAATTTCTGTTGAAATTGTTTGATGTTCAAATTGTTTTGTAACATGATTATTATAAAGATTAAACCCTACAACATTTATAAATAACGCTGCTACTATTGCTAGTGTTATATTTTTATACATTGTTTTACTCCGTTTTATAGTAACTCTGTAGATTATACAGATTATTTTTGGTTATGTCAAGTCTATCTTTGATAGATATAAACATCCCACCTCTGAGCATCATCTAAACGACACTCACGCCAGTTAATAAACCCACTAGGGCTAGTATATTTATGTAGATTTGGGTTGTTCTTTCCAAATCGACCATGACATTTTACATAGTATTGTTGGTCTATATGTTTATTCAACATAGTGACTGACTCTCTAAGGTTCTTTAAAATAAATTGACCATATAGATCACCAGGTTTTACTGTCATTACATAACTTTTAGTTCTCGTTCTCATTTTTTTCTCCTCATTAATGTAGTATGCTATCTTTTTTAATTTGTTTTTTTAATTCATCTAGTGCTGCTTGCTCTGCATCTGCAAGGCCTGCCATTAAACCTGCTGTTTCTTCAACGGCAAGAGGGTTTAATAATCTTGATACCAAGATACAAACTATCTGCTTAATAGTTGCTTCATCACAGGTAGTTTCGATCTGTCTAATATGTTTTATAATTTTATCAATGTCGTTATACTTACTCAACCTTCCTCCTCCTTTAACTTTTTATTTAATTCTTTAAGTGTAAACTTTTTCCTGGAATACTTAGTCCTATCTCTATGTGTCTGTGGTTTATGGAACTTGTCCATGTTCTTTTTAACTGGGTTCTTCATCGACCTTTCTGAACATAAAAATGTATCTCAGCACCATCATCAAAGTCAATCCACTTTGTTTCATATTTAGTTGCATTAGAATCTATTACACGAAAACCATGTTCATCTTTAACTTCCTTTCCGTTCTTATGTTTCTTATAGGTATATACTGGTACTCTATATTCAACACTAGGATAATCATGTGGACTAATATCTTCCAAGTCTATGTCCACGCCTAGTTTTTCTTTTAACATAAATTGCATTGCTTCTAATACTTCATAGTAATCAAATGTAATTTTCATTTCTTCCTCCTGTTTTAAAAATTCTTTTGTTTAGTATTCTTGTTTCCTCTTAAATCATCTAACACTTTAAGAGATTCTTCTAACGCACCAACAGGCATTTCACTTATGTCATTTTCAATAGCCCATAGCGTGTCTTTAATTGTGTCTTCAACGAAAGTTATCTTTTCTGTTTTAGTCATTGCCTCCTCCTAGTCAACTCATTCATTATCTTTTGTTTTAATTTAGGTTTAGTTCTGGTGTTGTTATACAAAGCAACAAGCTCACTCTCAGCTATTGTCTTAATGTAATAATGCTTAACAGTAGTTTGATTAGTCTGTCTGTTATAACTCTTAGTGCTTGGTTTTAATTTAGTTGGCATCTTATTCTCCTTTTAAAGCCTTCTGCATTTCTGCATACTCGCGTTCAATCTCCTCATACTTACCATCTGCATAGCTTGGTATAATATTTGTGCTGCCTTTTAAAGTTTCGCGTTCCATTTCATCTTCAATCATTTGCTCTATGTGATAGATAGTTTGGGAAATACCAGATTCTTTTCTTAGTCCATGAGGAATCCTGGTTTCTAATTGAGTTAAAGCAGTTTCGATTTGTAATAGTTTAGTTAGTTTGTTT